GGTTATACTTTCCTGAAAAGAGTGCCTCATATCTATGGGCGTATTCCTATTGTTACCCTGTATAACAATGAGGAACAGATGAGCGATCTGGAGCGCATTGAGAGCCTTGTAAATGACTATGATAAGGTGCTCTCTGATATGTCGAATGAGTTTGAGGCTTTCCGTAATGCCTACCTGATGCTCAAAAACATGGTAGCGGGAAAGGATGCTCTGGAAAAGCTCAAGGCAGAGGGTATTCTTGAGATTATGGAGAATGGTGATGCAAAGTTTCTCACTAAGGAGATCCAGACTGATGCTATAGAAAATCACTTAGATAGGCTTGAAAAGAATATCTATAAATTTTCTCAAGTGCCTGATCTCTCTGATGAGAATTTTGCAGGTAATCTCTCTGGTATTGCTATCAGATTTAAGCTCTTTGGGCTAGAAACTAAGTGTATTATCAAAGAGCGCAAGCTGGAGAAAGCAATTAAGGAGCTCTTTAGGGTTATGTATGCTCCCCTGAGGGTGCTTACAGGGCATGAGCCTGATGTACTTAACCTCAAAGTTGAGTTTACTAGGAATGTGCCTAATAACATTACTGAGATTGTGGATACCGTGTGCAAGTTGGAGGGCAAGGTGGATAAAGAAACCCTCTTAGCTCTCTTGCCGTTTGTGGATAATCCTAAAGAGGTGCTGGAAAAGCTGAAAGCTGATATTGAGGCTGATAAGCAGAGTAATGATCCCTACTCTATGGAGAATATGGAGGCAGATATGGCCAACTTATTCCCTAATCTTAATGCTCTCAGAGGGGCTCAGAATGGCCCTCTGAGCGTTGTACAGGACAATGCCCCTACAGGTGGCGGAAGTGTGTAAATGAGGCGGATAGGAGGGCTGGAAAATGGCATATACAGGGTATATAAATCCTGAGGTAGCTAAGATGTACGGTATCCCCTATAGCCAGCTTACCGCTAAGCAGAAAAGGATCTTGCATGAGGATAGCCTAAGGAGAGCAAGGCTGATAGAGGAAAGAGAGCAAGCTACTCTAAGGAATGGGCTTAAGGCGTTTGAGGATGAGGCTAAGCTGGAGAGGATCTTAGCCTCAATTTATAGGGATTGTCAGAAAAATATCTTAGCTGATGTACAGGAAACCATAGCAAAGGTACAAAAGGCTGGAGGTACATGGAGCTACGCTAATCAGAGTGCTCTTACTAGGAGTAGAGGGCTTTTTGAGCAAATTACCAGAGAGCTCTCTATACTGGGGCAGAAAGAGAGTGCCGTATTTTATGAGGGCTTAGGGAATATCTTTACAGATCAGTATCTAAGGCAAGTTTTCACTCTGGGGCAATTTACAGAGGTAAAGGCTAACCTTAATAGGCTTAATCCAGCTCTGGTAAAGAAAACCCTTGATTATCCGTGGAGCGGGGCTATGTTTAGTGATCGGCTCTGGAATGATAAAGAGCGGCTGGGGCGTAATCTGAGGATAGGGCTTACTCAGAGTATGATACTGGGTGAGAGTATCCCTGAGATCACGGATAGGATCAGTAAGGGCATAGAAACCACTAAGGCTAATGCTGAGCGGGTGGCTAGGTCTGAAACTAAGAGGGTTACTTATGTGGCTCATGATGCGGTATATGAGGATACAGGGGTAGAGCTCTTAGAGTATCGGTGTGCTAATGGCGTGGATAGCCGTACTTGCTCCTATTGTGCGGCTGATAACGGCAAACAGTATAAGCGGGGTGAGGAGCCTAGCTTACCTCGTCATCCTAATTGTAGATGTATCTATATTCCTGTAGTTGAGGACACCTTTAGCTCTGGTGAGCTCAATGAGCTTACTAACTCAGTTAGAGGGGCTGAAAACTATGAGAAATGGATGGAGGAGAACGCTGATAAGCTAAATCCTGATGGTACCCTTAAAGAGGGCTGGGAGAGAGACTGGAAAAACGGCGGTAAGCTGGTGTATAAAGGTGATCCTGAGGGTGCTAAGTCAGTACAGAAAACGGCTAAAGAGCTTATACAGGAGGATGTAGATAAGGTTATAGCGGAAAATGATGGAAAGCGGAAAGATCTCCAGATGCAGATTGATACTAAGAATGAGGAGTATAAAAATATCCCCTCTAAGTATCAGGCTCAAGTAGATGATCTTGAGGCTAAAAAAGCTGAGGCTCAGGCTAGAGCTACCGCTAAAAAGCTGGAGAAAGAGGCTCTTGAGGCAGAAAAGGCTACTATCCCTCAGCGGAGAGAGGCTTTGTTAGCTGAGTATGATGCTAAGCGTATTTCAGATAGTGAGTATACTGAGAGGAGTGAGGCGATAAGAGCAGATAGGCGGAGGCTTAAGGATCTCATTGCTCAGGTTGAAAATGAGTATTATTCTTGCTATAATGAAATAGACAGCTATAACAATGCTATCCAGAGGATCTCTAAGCAGATAGCAGATGATAGGTATAAACTTATGGCAGAGATACGGAGCCTAGATGATGAGATCAGGCTTTTGTATGCCTTTGAGCAAGATTTACACCTTGATATAGACTATGTAGGAGATAGCCTTGAGAGGTATGCTCATATAGGTGAGTTTAGATCCATAAGAGAGGCTCTTAGAGCTAATACCTCTTTTGATTTTGATGCTTATAGCTCTGAGCTGGTAAAAATGGCTCAGAGAATGGATGGAGATGCTCTTGAAATAAATAAGGCTCTTTCTACCGTTATCTCAAATAATCATTATTCTGATAAGGGTACTGGGTGGTACTCTCCTGTTAAGAGGCGGGTAGAGATGGATATGAGTAGTAATACTCATGAGAGAGCTCTGGGTAATGGGTTATCTGGTAGCTGGCAAACTAAGTACCATGAGGAGGGGCATCAGTTAGATCATATTTTAGCTCAGGTAGATGATGTAGCTGGATCTGGTAGCGGTTTTCAGTGGGCTTTTACAGATCCCTCTACAGCTACAGGTAAAAAGATACAAGCGGCTCTTGAGGAGGATCTCTTAGGGTTTGTAAATCAGGCGGTATCCTACTATAATGGGGTGCATAGTGCTGATAGCGGATTTAAGGCGGTAAAGTCTATTACTAGCTTTGACAGGTTACCTAGAGAGGTGCGGTATGCGTTTGATGAATTTTACTGTAGTCTTACCTCTAGCGGTATGGATAAAGCTGAGGCTTGTAGGATGGGTATATTCTTAGATGCTATAGGACTTTTCACAAAAGACAGGTTAAGTAGAAATACCCTAAGTTGTGGGGGCTGGGGGCATGACAGCTCTTATAACAAAGATAGGGGCAAGGCTGGCTCCGCCAGTGAAACATGGGCTACTTTTTACTCTTTGCGTACAGCGGGTAGTAAAGCTGAGGTAACTAGGGCTCAGGAGCTTTTACCTAAAACATGGGGAGTTATGGATGGAATTTTCCACAGTATCTCTGAATATGTGAGGAAAAGCGGATTAAGTTATTAAGAGGAGATGTAAAAATGGCTAAAAAAGAGTTTGATGAGATCCAGAGAGATATTTATAGCAGATCCCCTATAGGCAGAGCTTACCTTGAGTATAATGATGCTGTGGGTGGAGAGCCTTTTGGGTATAATAACTCTATGCCTGTGGAGGTTTTTGATGCTGTAGATACTCAGTATGGAGGGGTTGTGGGTCTGTACCATGAGTGTATTAAGCGGGGTAAAACATGGGAGGAGCTCTTAAATACCTCTGGTAACTGGGATCATCTTGAAAATGGGGAGTAAAAATGGGCGGCTACTGGCTTAAATGCTGGTAGCCGCTTTTTTTTCTTTTCTAAAAATGTGCCTGTTATGTGCTTATGATTGTATATAGGAGGCAGATGATATGTATGTTATTGGCGTGGGGAATGTAACAGAGTGCAATAAGAGTTACATACACCTTAATGATGAGGGGAAACAGTCTTCTATTAAGGCTACCAGAGAGCTTTTAGAAATTATCAGAGATCAGGCGGAGGCTGAAACTGAATTTTACCTCAAAATGAGGGCTATTCTTTATGAGGAATTTGAAAAGCGGAGAGATGCTGTACAGAAAAAGTATCACTTTATTTCTGATGAGGAGGTTGAGGAGAAAAATAGGCAGAGCGGGTATAAGGATGGGCTTTTTATCAATATTCATAAACAGGTAAATAATGAGGAGTGTACTAGGCAATATAGTAGTGTTTACGGTTTTGGGGATGCGTGGGTATTTGCTGGAGAGTGCTGGGAAAGAGTTTTTAGGCTAAAAAGGCAAGCTGAGGCGGCTTTAAGATCTTTAAGATGAGAGAGGAGATTATCCTCTCTTATTTTTTTTGCTTTTTCTTTGAAAATCGGTGTAACTATCTTTCTTTTTGCTGTAAAAGTATTTCTTTTCTATGGTATATTCTTTCATTCAGGGGGTTGCAAATTGCTCATAATGTACCCTTGTATATTGAGGAAATAAAGGGTTGCTGAGGTAATAACCTACGGGGGATTACACGGCAAAACTTAAATTTTTTAAGGAGGTCTTTAAGATGGCAGACGAAACTAAGAGCACTGAAACAATGGAAACCAAACCTACAGGCACAAAGGAAACTACTCCTACTACTCCTGAGGCTGGTGCTAAGGGTACTAGTGATACCCCTCCCGCAAAGACGGAGGAGGAGATCCGTGCTGAGCTCCAGAAAGAGTATGAAAAGATGGCTGATCGGCGTGTAACGGAGGCTATCAAGAAAAAGGAGAAAGAGTGGGCTGAAAAGGCGGCTAAGGAGAAAATGAGTGCTGAGGAGCGTGCTCAAGCTGAGGAGGCTGAGCGTTTGGCGGCACAAGCTCAGAAAGATCTTGATCTTACCATTAAGGGCTTAAAGCTGGATGTGGTAGATGCTGTAGCTGAGCTGGGGCTGGATGCTGGCTTTAGAAACCTGATCGCCGTGGATGATCTGGCTCGTATCTCTGATGAGGAGGAGCGTAAGAAAGCTCTTACTAGCAGAGTAAAGAATATGAAAGCTCTCTTTGATGCTGAGGTTAGTAAGGCGGTGGAAAAGGCTAAGGCTGAGTTTCTTAAGGGCTCCACTCCTGCTACTGGTGATAAGAGAGGCGGAGATGCCTCTGCCTATACTGATGCCAAAAATGCGGGTAATGTCAAGGGTATGATCTCCGCTAAGATGGCGGCTCACCGTAATCAGGGTGAGGATTAAACACTGATTACATTATCAAAAAACAGTAAAAGAACACTTTTAGGAGGTATGTAAAAATGGCTGATATGGTCAAGAGAAAAGATTTTCTCGCTAATGAGGTTGTGGATCTCCGTGATGAGATCGCTCTTACTTCCCCTACTGATACGCCTTTTACCACTTTGGTAATGGGTAGGGGTATGGTGGTACCCGCAAAGGATATTACCGTTACATGGCGTGAGCGTAAGCTCAATGAGGATCGTGGTACTTTGATCCTTGAGGGTGCTGAGGCTGGCACTCCTATTAAGTCTACCCGTGGCTCTCTGAGCAATATCTGTCAGATCATTGAGAAAGTTACTCAGGTGAGCGGTACAGCTCAGGCTCTTAATCCTAAGGGTATCGGTAACTCCTTTGATGCTGAAATTGCGGATCGCCTGATTGAAACTAAGCGTGATCTGGAGTGGTACTACCTGAATGGTACCAAAACTGAGGAGGCTGATAGCACTCCCCGCCAGATGAACGGTATTATCAATCTGGTAAACTCTGAGAATGTGATTGATGCTACTGAGGGGCTTATTGAGGATATGCTTTTGGATGCCCTCCAGAAAATGTGGGATCACGGTGCTCAGGGTGAATACTTTACCTTTGTTAATGCCGCTACTAAGCGTTTGATTAACAAGCTGGCTAAGGCTGGTGAAAATGTCCGCTTTGTTAAGGGTGATGAGGGTATTGGTAAGGCGTTTGGCGTTACCTATAACCGCTTTGAGAGTGATTTTGGTATTCTCAATTTGGTGCTGGATCGTCACATGGCGGCTACCTCTTTGCTGGCTGTGGATATGGAGCAGGTAGAGATTGCTGAGCTCCGTGGTACTTTCTATGAGGATTTGCCTAAGAGCGGTGATTACCAGAAAGGGCATATTATCAATGAGAGCACTATCAAGCTCCTCAATTCCTACGCTGGTGCAAAGATTATCAATATCTCTAAGCTGGCTGAGTAAGGGAGGTAAAGATCATGGCTAAGAAAACTGAGAATACTACCCCTGAGGAGATCATGGATCAGGCTACCCCTGAGGCTGAGGCTCCTACAGAGGGCAAGAATGAGGCTCCTAAAGCCGCTAAAAAGGTGTATAAGTTTGTTTCTGATAACAAGTTTCTCACCTGTACCGCTCTTGGCGTTCAGTTTATGAATGGCAAGGCAGAAACGGATAGCCTTGAGGTTGCTAAGGCTCTGGTTAAGATCAGTGGCGTTACTATGATTGAGGAGTAACCTCCTCAGTAAGGGGGTGCTTCACATGGATAGTAGAGAAAAATGCAGAATACTCTTAGGGCTTTCAGAGGATAACA